AGGTGTCTTGATTTGAATCTGAACTGTGAAATCCTGGTCAGCATCATGATACTTGGAGTTGAATGTAGCTCCAGGACCAGCCTGTGTATTAGATCTGCGGTTCTCGAAAGTACGGGCTAACTCAATGTAAGAGTCATCAACATAAGGACCATCAATTATACTGTTGTAGCTGGCAATGAGATGTTGACCATCCCTGAACTGTAGACCATACCCTTCTACCATATCAGTCTCTACAACCACTGGGGCGTAGGTATGGTGCAGGGTCATGTGGTTACCATTAGTAGTCTGATCATAGCAGATAGCTGAGCCATCATTAGCTAAGAGCCACATCTTCAAAGTGGAGCTAATGGCAGCCCCCTTGTCATAGATCCTCTTATCCTTGTTAGATAAGATATCTGTTACATCACGAGCCTCATGCCAGAACCTGATCTCGCAGATACTTGTTCCTCTTGGTGGTGAACATGCCCAGGGTGATCCTCTACCAACAGATGTAAGATTAGTCAGAGACTCTACAAAGATATTGAATCCTGGATTCAACCCATCTGACTTGACTGCGGAGCCGTAGTTGCCCCGAGCAATAAACTCATTGAGAACAACAATATCTCTACGCTTGGGCTTATTGTCCGTGACATCTTTATCTCGATTGCCCAGAAGGTCATCCTCTCCTGCCCAGACGAGACCAGCGGGGACTGTAAAGGAATCAGTTGATATGCCGTCGATGAACAGCTCCACTTTTCTAGTCGAGGAAACGTAAACGATGGCGACATGTTTATATTCCCCAACTGTGTAAACGCCTCCCGTGTAAACGGTCTTATCAAACTCATAGACACCCGTGGTTGCATCAAAAAACCCGAATGCAGCACTGATCCTCAGATTACCGCTCTCAATCCTATAACTGACGGCAACAGCGGGGATAGCAAGCGTTATCTCATTTGTAGAGGACGCATCTTTAGTAATCGAAGAATCGTTTACGTACTGCATCCGGGAACCTAGAACCGTTTGATCATAAATGTAAACACCATGACAGTCACCAGGCAAGCGGCATGAATCAGTGCTGCCTCCTAATGGTTGGTACATCTGCCTGTTTACAGAGTTCTCAATCAACTCCTCTTTATCCCCAGTAACAAAGCCAAACTCCAAGCTCCAATCTCTTGTCACCTTTGGCTGAACAGTGTCATCCCAGCGAACCAAACCATAAGAGAGAGGAGTGCGGTATTGTGGGAGATACCTATTGTAGACAGGGTTGGCTTGATCATATGGCACCAGTGCAGTAGAGGTATCTACCAAGGTAGGTGTGTGCTTAGCAAGCATGTCACCATAGAATGCCTCAGTCAGAACTCCATCTCCTACGGATGCAATGAAGTTGGAAAAACCTGGACGACGAAGGGCCTTTTGGTCAGGGAGCCTGAAGTTAGTAATGTCCCTAAGCAGTGTAGGAGGCAGCCTGGAATCTCGCAGGGTCTTGTTGAATCCCTGTAGAGCTTCCCCTCGATCCACAATATCCTTGTTTCTCCTCTTGGTTGTTGGGCGATTGTACTTAGGACTAACCATTGAACCACCAATCATCTGCGCCCCAAGCATTGAAGCTGGGCATACGGCCTGGACCGTCAGGACCATCTACTCCGTCAGATTCTAGGAACATACCAGGGACCCAACCATCAGGATCATCCGCAGAGAAGGAATCATCAGAGGCAAGCTCCTCGACCTCTGCTACTGTGCGTTGCTTAAACTCATCCAACCTGCTATCACCAATGGATGTGCAGATCTCCCAGCATGTGGCATAGATGATGATAGTCCTAGCCTCTTGAGGTAAGAAGCTAATGTCTGAAGTGGTGTCCAGGTTTTGGAAAGAGAAGAAATAGAGACCACGAAGAGTTGTAGTCTCTGTGAGGAATGGATAGATAGCAATGTAAGTTCGCCCCAGTTTGTCTGTCCCAGACTGTCCTTTGTAACTAGGAAGTGGATCAGGCATGACTGTGTAGATAGGAGTAATCCCACCAACAGGAGTCTCCTGGAGTCGCAGCTGTTCAAACCTGTAGAGAGGAATGTATTTGTAGCGTCTGCGAGGGTCCTCTACATTATAGACTAGCTGCATCTTGGCAAAGTCATCAGGCACTGGGAAGTAACCCACTGTGCTTGTGAAAGACTTGCCTACTTCAGTAGTGCCTAGATAAGCAGCGTCTAGCGTGATGGTTGTTCCAGTGACATCAGTGACCATAGATCCCTTAGTCAGCCTCCCTGTCCAATCACCAGGGTAAAGCATGTGCCGGAGCAAGGTATGGTGAGAGGTAGTCCAGACTACGTTGGTGACCTGGTTAGATCCTTCCGTGAAATCCCCTGTTCCAGTGACCTTGCCCAGCACATCATATGTTATAGGTCTGATCATGAAATGCCAGGTGGGGCGTTTCCTCTTGATCAGTTGTAAAGCTCTATTCAAGCGAGCACCAACGAAGGAGTCCTTGCTTGTTCCTTCAAAGCCGAACTCATCCTTGATCTCTGCAAGAAGTTCTCCATAGGTGTATTCCTTGATAGACATTAGTTACTCAACCCTAGCACTTTGTTGCGTGCTGCTTCGATGCAAGCATCCTTGCCAATAGATGCTGGTTTACCTGCCTTGACGATAGCTGCTGCCCTACGCATCTTAGGATCATTGCTGATCAAGCTGCCCATCTCAGGGTCTCTCTTGATACTCTCCAGCAACTCCTCGGCTTCCTTATAATCTGCCCATTGCTTCTTCCGGTCTTTCCTGATCTGCTTAGCAATCTTCATGATCTCCTTCTTCCGCTCCTCTCGGATAGATTCTGAATCAGTGCCAGAGAGATAATCAGGAGGACCCATCAACACTCCAGAAGCTGGAATGTGTATGTTACGATCTCTATTTACCTTGGCATCTTGATGCTCAGCTCTCTGCACCTCAGCCAGCTTACGTCTAGTAGCTGATGGAACATAATCACGGAACCCAGGAACATCAGGCTTGATAACAGAAGTGTCATCCACGGACAGAGGAGTGGTAGACTTCCCATTGTTATCAATGTCTGAGAGCCCAGTAGCATCAGAAAACGAAGTATTGTAGTCAGGGGTGCTCATCGGTATGTCCAGAGTAGATTGGTGTCTGCACCAGCACTTGCATGATGAGTAATCTCATAAGCAGCAAAAGGTCCGGCGACACCTTCTAGGATGAATTCAGTAAAGGTAGAAACTTTGAAGACCATCTGACCAGTATAAACAACAGCAGGGGAACCAGCTGCATAAGTCTTGTCAGTAGTAAATGTATCAGCAGTGACTGCGGTAATCTGTTGGATGCCAGTGATAGCTCCTCCAGCAGAAGTCACGAAGATATAATCATCAACAGCCAATCCATGAGCTACCTTCGTGAACTGACAAGAGCCAGCATTGTTGGCATATGACAACGAACCTAGAGCGCCATGATAATTAGCAGCACCAACCTGGAGGAGAGCAGTCTTACCTCCTGGGTCCGAGTGAATGAATCCAGCAAGACCTACAGGCGTAGTGAGGGAAAGAGTGAGGTCTGACCCGTTCATGGCCTCCACTGTCTTAGATGATAGATAATTCATAGCACTCTCTTTTCAATAGGAATGGGGAGACTCTGTGTCCTCAATGGGATACCTGTAAGATCTCCTACGTTGATGTTGTCCTGGACTCCTCCAGTGTTCCAATTAGTGGCAAAGCCAGTGCCATAGCAGTATGACAGTAGGTATTGTTTCTCTCTGATAGGAGCACTTTGCAGAGCCCCAATGTCTCTTCCTGGTACAGCATAAGCACCAGCTGCTACAATCCCATATGGGTTGTTATCAGTAAGCAAAGAGTTGAATGTGAGCCTAACCACATTGCCCATGATCTTAGCTGATGCAGGTGATGCTTCTTCAACTCCATCAGGACGATGTGCAATCCAGTGAGTCATGTTGGCAGTCCCACCCTTGAAGGACAGCCCATCTCTAGCTCCTTCGATGTAGACATCCACGATGTCAGAATCCGCCGCATCTTGGTCAGGGTAGATCACCTTGTCAATCCAAGGTCCACTGCATCGTCCATACTTAGTAACACCATACTGATTATATGCAATCTGATAGGCACATCTAGTAGCCAGTATCTCGTAGCCAGCACCATCTAAGTGATAGATGTTAGTATTTGCATCATCATGTGTAAGATCATAATGAGTAGCAGCATACCTGGAGAGAGGATGGGTTCTATCATCCAAAGCTGTGCGGACTTCTGCGTGCTCAAGGTTAGCTACGATTCCAATCTCGGTACGACCAATAGGAATGGTGTAGATAACCATGGCCCCAAAGATCGTGTATAGCTCATCAATAAGGCCCTTCATGGCAGAGTCATAATCAGATCCAGCTTTTGCGCCAGCATCATCTATGATGTTTGCTTGTACAGCATCTGTCTCACCATGGCACCAAATCATGAACTCTACTTCATCTACATCATCATGGAAAGCCTTGGCTAGTAGAGTGGTGTGACTAGTAGCATCATTAGGATACCAGTACCCAGTGGCAATTATATATCTCTTGCGGAGTGCTGATCCTGAGACTGCCAAGTTGACCAGAGCTACTGGAACTCCAATCAGATTAGATAGCTGGGCACAGAACTTAGCAGCACCTTGTCCAGTAGCTGGCTGTGTATATGCACCTGTCTGATCTGCAACTGAAGTGCCTGCTTGCCACACAGCTCCTGAGCCTTTGGTGTTCCACTCAGATAGAAGTGACTGACCACAGCCAAGCACATCTACACCAACAGACCATGAGACAGAACCGAAGGTGGTAGAGTCCACCACTGTCCCAGCAGCATCTACGATACGGATGCTAAGAGTAAACCAAGCTCCAGGAGATCCACTAGGGACATTGATCATGTATCCACTGTAAGCACCAGCAGACACAGAGACAGCACCTAGCTCCTTCCACTCTTGGATTACAGTAGCACCTTCAGTGACCCTGTAATGAGCAGATGTCCCACTGCCTACGTAAGCACCAGCTACCTTGATGGATGCTCTATGGCTCTCGGTCGAACGTTGGTAGATCCGTAGATTTGTAGGACCTGTTGTTATGGTGACAGCCATCTTACCAAAGACCGTAGAAGATTAGCCAAGATGCAGTAGTAGGTGCCACAGCAATCTCCAACTCAAAGACTCGGATACCAAAGTCACGGGTAGACAGGCGCACAGCACTATCACTAGAGCCATACAAGAAATCTCCGTATGGATCAATGAGCTTGATGGGTCCACCAGTGATGTCCCCAAGAATGCCATGCAAGATAAGACCACGACCCCCGTGCAGATGAGCGAGGCCCAACTGACCGGAGGTCGCTGTTGAGTGGAATGTCTGGAGCATTCTACTGAGGGAAGACGTTAGCTTCCACTGACGGTACTCCACCATACAAAGCCTGCTTAGCGAGCTTCGTGGATAGAGGATAAGTAGCCGAATCTACTGCGCGACGCGGACTGATCCACATCACCGTACACCAAATCTGCCTGGCAGAGATGACTACATCTGCCTTATCTTTCCAGGTGATCGTGATCACGGAAGAGTAGAACCCAACTGAAGGGGTTGTTACCACTCCAAGGATATCTACTACTGGATAATCACCAGAAACATGACCGAACATCGGAGTAATGATCGGAACTACATTACCCAATGTTGCATCTGCTGGGAATGGAGGGTTAGGAGTCATCCTTACCTCACCATTACCCCAGGAGGTTCCATCTGTATCATCTCCATTCCAGAGACCCACAGTGTTACCAGGACCACTGGTATACTTAGTCTTGCAGAAGAAGGCACTCGACACGCCAAACAGCATGGACGAGACCGGAAGATCAGAGTTGGCCATCTCTCTCATGATGGGCCTGTTCCCTGAAATCCCTCCCTTCGACGGACCAAGATCCAAGTAAGCAGTCCGACTGTTAGTGCCAGCCATGACTATGCACCACCGAAGCCAGTAGCAGCACGGTCGAAGATGTAAGCAGCAATGAGATCTCCAGCAGCAGCTGAAGCCTCTAGCGACACACCAAACTCACCCGAAGCAGCCACACCATCAGTCCAATCGCCTGAAGCATCAGGACCAATCTTCTGGCCAGCAGCAATAGCAGCAGCAGCTCGCACGAAGCAGAATCCGCTAGTGATTACCTTGCCAAACGAGCCTTCACCAGTAGCAGCAGCTGGACCCTTGGTCATGCCTTCAGTAGCAACACCAATAGTCTTGAGATCAGCAGCACCAGCACGAGTACATAGAGGATGCTTGCCCCCAGTGTTAGGCGCAATGCCAACACCAGTAAGGACGAGTGCGACAGCCTGGCCTTCCAGGATGTCATTACCAGTAGAGGCGTCATTGAGACGGAAGGTTTCACCCCCGTTCCCAGCCTCTCCATAACCTAGAGCAGAAACCATAAGGTTACCTCCTTATACGACTGTCATTACGCCCTGGAAGCGCGAGTTGTTCAGAGTCATGTTGCCAGCAACAAGAACCTGAGCAATACGGCCATCCTGGTCGATAGGAGTCTTGAACGGTGTCATGACGAAATTCCGCTTCCGGTGAATCGTCATGTTGATGAAGTTAGAATTGAGGACATAACAACGTCCAGCAATAGCCTGTTCATCCCACATCATTGTGATGCCCTTGAACTTCAGGTTTTCAAACCCAACGTCCAACAGCTTCGTGTCCATGATCCTCTGCTTACCAGCGTTCTGGTCTTCGTAGAGTTCGTAGATATCCTGAGTAGTCAGGATAAGATCAGGACGAGTCAATCCCTTGGAGCAGGTGTTGATGAAGCTGCGGAGCTTGCTCGTAAACTGAGCAGAGGGAACCGCAAGTTCCACCTGGTTACGCCAGAAGGGATAAGTAGCACGATCAATGCCACCAACAGTACCTTGAGAAGCACCTGCAACAGCCTCAATGAGATTGTCCAGTCCAAGGAAATCCTCAGCACGCTTAGTGCTGGCATCCTCCCAAACCTTCTCATTCAGGTATTCCTTCATGGAAGCCTCAAGGTTGGTGAGCTTCCGTTTCAGAAGATTGAACACAGCAGACTTGCCGTCGTTCTTCAGTTCCTCCTGGCCGGAGATAGACACAGAACCAGCAAACTGCTTCCATGTATAAACAGCTGAGGTGAACTCATCTGTTGCCTTGACATTCAGCTTGCCCCAACCGGAGTAGGAGCGCACTGTGTCGTTCTTGGTATATTCGAGGGGTTCCTCGATTTGCTTACCACCAGCTTCAGTCTTGACCCGCCCGTTCGCTAGGAACCAGAAGACAGCAGGATTAGCCTTGAAAATGTTATCGGCAATCCTGGGTCGGATAAGCTGAAGGGTCGTAGTAGCAATGCTGTCGAAACTCAGCGTCATTATCTACCTCCCTGCTGCTCTTCCTTCATCTGCTCGATTCTCAGTGCTTCAAGGATAGCAGTGTCAGCTGCTTTGTCAGGACTACTTATGGCCTTGATCTTATTTTGAGCTTCCGAGATGGCTTCTGAAATAGAAGATCCTTCAGAGTTTGTTGCTCCTCCACTTCTTTCAGAAGTCTGAACAGGAGGAGAAGCATTCCCTGCCGGACTTCGAGCCGAGATTCGGTCTCGGGCGAATGTTACTGCTTGTTCCACAGTTAGGCCAGGGGCCTCTGCAAGAATTTTCTGTGCCTCAACCTGGAGGTCAGGAGGGGTATCAGGGGCCTGAGTGGCATTCTGCAAGGCCAGCTGATTAGCAATCTTCATGATCGCATTCTCTACATTGGTGAGTCTTGTGTCAGACATACTGTTCTCCTCTCCTCCCTTCTGAGGCTCATAGACCTCTCCTTGGTGGCCTTTGATCTCAGCGATTGCTCGATCCAGGATGTCCGGATGAGACTCCAATACCTGCATAGCCCTGGCCCGTTCCAGCATGTTGTTCATCTGCTCAGGGGTTACTTCAGTTCCATCAGGCAGCTTGACTGATTGATCAATAGGCTCTTCTGCGGGGGGTGTTTCTTCTTCCTGAACAGGCTCTTGCTCTTCAGCAGGCTCCTTATTCAGATCATTCAGAGCTTCCTCAAGAGGGTTCTTGGGATCTGTATCAAACCCCTTCTCAAGGTTCTCCCTCTGCTCAGCAGTGAGAGTATCTCTGCTATCAGCTTCTGGACTTACATTAGGGTCATTCAAACTCGGTTCCGCCATGATCACTCCTCTGGGTCTGGGTCTGCTGGAAGGTTGATAGATTCCAGAAAATCTGACATCTCCTCTTCCGGTGGTAATTCATCTTTGGGATCTCGGACAAGACTCTTCTTATCCTGCTCGATCTCATATAAGGTCTTCTGGTTCTTGGGCTTCTGTGCCATGTTTATCTATGTGCTCCATCACTTTCTCAAGGTTTACATCATCCTCCCACTTGTCTCGATCCCCACCCCTACGCTTAGGATGCGAGATAGAGTCCATGGTACAGCCATGTTCTTCAAGCACTCTGTCCCTCTGTTCAGGCCCAGTAATCTCGATGGGCTCTCCTGTAATGTCCATCTCTATGTAAGGCTCGAACTGACGAGACTTGACCACATTGCAACCCTTCGGCCAGAACTGTCTAACCTCCCGGTCCCCACACTTAGGGCAAGTATACACTCCTGTAGGTGCTTTACTGATGGGTCTTACTACCTCAGTTTGCCAGTCACAAGACCAGCACATGATAGCGTAAGTAGGCATTAGATACCAAGCCCCTCCTGCGGCGTAGCAATTCCATTGAGATCAGGATTGTTCTGAGCAGATACTGCTGGATTGAGGCCCATGGACTTCATCTGTGCAGTGAACTGGTTCACAGAATCACCGAGCAAGTCAGCAAACTCCATATGCTGATCCTCATGCCGAGCCAACAACTGCTGGAAACTAGGATCAGAATTCTTATAGGCATCACTGTTCTTGAAGTTCCTGATGACTTCAAGCTCTGCCTGATGGTTCTCATCTGGCTTAGCTTCGATGTATTGCCCATCGTTGAGCATAGTCATGATCTCCATCATCTGCTTTAGCCTATCATCATCAGTGTTGTGCATGATGCGGCCACTATCTACCTTGAGAGAGTCTAGCCACTTCTCATAGATTACATCAATGCGTAGGTTGGGAACAACCTGGAGGAGAGACATGCTGAATTGTAGGATGGTAGTCCACTTCTGGTTGAGCCTGTTCTCGAAGGGACTGCGGAAGGAGTCTACTTCAATGTCAATCTCAGGCATCATGGCCTTCTCGAAGTCAGAGAAGCCTTCATCCCATGGGATCGGTCCAGTCTCACCCACCACATTTTTGACATAATCAGAGTCAGCGAACTCCTTGAGCACTGCTGTAATCTTCTGGATGTCCTCTTTCAGGAACTCTCTAACGATGTCAATGTGCTCTCCCTCGACGATCTCACTCATGTTCTGGATGTTGCGAGCTTCAGTAGCTGTGCGGATGCCAGCTTGCTGCTGCCTGTTCCTGCTCGATCCAGACACTCGCTCAGTCAACGAGATGAGTGGAGAGAGGATAGTAAACAGATCGTGCTGAATAGGGGTAGCTGATTGCCTGAAGAAAGCATCTCCAGCTCTACCACTCTTTACAGCAATGGTAGTGCGGGGGGCTCCCTTATCCAGGTCTCTCATTACCTTCTCAGGATTCTCTACCGCAGACTTAGTAATGATATCTACAGGACCCTGGTTAGCAATCTGATCGACTGCTCGACTCATCACAAAGTTGATAGCCTGCTGTAGCTGATACCAAGCCTCAAACTCAGAGATAGGATAGTCACTAGGGATTGAATTCAGCTCGAACTTGTGAACAGGCCAACCTGGGAACTCCCTTCCATAGAAGTCTGCCCATGGGATCGGCTGACGGATAGGCACCTTAGCTCCATCCATGAGCACAGCCATTTGCTTATACATCTTGAGGTCTGGCTTATTGCTACCAGTCTGTGTGGTAGCTGCAAGCTGATGCACCCATACCTCATAGATAAACACCTGGTCCTCTTCAACCATGGTGTCACGATTGTTCATAGACCGATTGCCATCTGAATGAGCTGTAATCCCATCTCTTGTGGTCACGAACTTCGTAGCATCCAGATTCTTAGGAATCTTATAGCGAGGATCGAGATGCAACTCTGACAGGCTCTTGAGGTAGCGAATAATTACATACCTACAGGAACCACCATAGAGATCCCTCCCCTTGGCCTGATAGTCCACGATTACATCCTCAGTGGGAACCCACACCGAGGACACCATCATCTGCTTAGCCCATTCCGAAGGACCTGATCCAGCCTCCGTCTGTGGTCCTGCTCCGACATCTCCTGTAGCACCTCCTCTCGCAGTAGTCTGTCCAGATTGCCCAGCTTGGGAGACAACAATCTTCTTCCATCCCTCTCCGCTGATGATCGCGTTATTAGTGGTTCTCTTGGTCTCTCGCTTATACCCGTTTCTACGAATAAGATTATTGAGGAACTTTTGCCAAACAGGTGCTGACTCTGCATCCTTCTTACGTCTAGGGGTGGTGACTACTGTAGGCTCCTGAAAGAAGAGAGTTGGTAGCTTAGCTCTCAGGTGCGCGTATGCGAGGTTGATTGTAAGGTCTACTCGTTCAGCTTGCTTGCCCCTCCTTAGCTTGAGCTGCAACCCCTGGACTGCTTTCTTCCAGGTTGTTACCCGTCTCTTGAACTTGGTCTCATGCTTACGAGACTTCTCAATAAGTTGGAACAGATACTCTGTCTGCTCCTCATTCAGCTTAGTTGTCCGCTGTTCGTCTGTAATGAATTGCATCAGTACAATCCTGCTAGTTCTAGTTCTGCGTCTGCCATGAATGCTTCTTCATCCCAGAACTGCTCTTCCTCATCCACCATTTGGGTGATGTCCCCATAGATGGCATTGATGGAAGCTGGCTCTCTACTCTCGCTAACTACCTCGGGAGCATCGAAATACAGTTCCTGAATCGAAGCCAGTGCGTCGATTATGTCATCAGATCTACCCTTGTCAAACGTTGTGAGTTCTTCTTCTAGTACTGCATAGTCATGGAGACCATCTACTACCCAGAAGTCCCCCCTCTCAAAGATAGGCTGCATATCCCTGATTCTCAGGTTCTTGTGCTGCTTGCCTCTCTTCAGCTCAACCCACGGGACGTTGACCTTGTTCTTGGTAGACCATCTCAAGAATTCCTTGTAGATAGTCTTCTGGAATGCCGTGGTCTCAACTCCTACTAGCTGAGCCTTATACTTGTTAGATAGATGAGCAATCTTCTCCATCAGCGAAAGAGGATGGTACTTACCTCTATCCATCTCCCTTACATACCACCTACCTTACTCATTGATCCAAACCACGACGATCACAGTATGGTCAGGAGTCTTACTATCCTCCTCACTCATATCCACAGCAATGAAGTGGGCTAGACCTGAAGGGATCTCCAGCTCGTGGCAGCGATTGATCTGCTTGCGCTTGAAGATAGCTGTGCCTTCTGGCACTGGATTCAGCTCGAAGTTACATGCAAACTGATAAGAACCAATCAACTCCTTAGTCTCAGCTAGTTCCTCTTTGTCCATCCGCTCTGGCCAGATGGCATCTCCTTGCTTGTTGTAGCATGGTCTTCGATACACCAGAAGATGTGGCTTCTTTCCTGCTTCCCTTCGCTTCTTCTCTCGTTCAATTTCACGAGTATAGAAGTCACCAAAGTGCCAGGGTGTTCCCGTAATACGCATCCTAGACATTGGGGAGACCCGCAACTGCCACGCATCTCGGAACCACTTGTAGGTCTTCTCACATTCTGCAATCGTGTTGGTGTTGTCATCGTTCACCGCATCATCAAATCTAAGGATATCGAAGTGCTTGGACACCATCGACGATCCAACGGACATAACCTCAAGGCTAGACTCCTTGACCCACTTGGTCCTTGCTGGCCAGTCGATCTTCTCGCTAGTCCAGGAGCACCGCTTCTTCGTATCCTTATCTGCTAGATCATGGCAATACTCTGGAAATAGCCATCTAAGCACCTCATTCACCTCGAAAGCCATGCGTATGTCTTTGAGGATTGAGGTCACATTGTCTAGTTTTGCACTGATTAGTGCCTGAGTTTGGTTAGGGTTGATCAAACCTTCACGGATTGTATCCCCGATGACCCACATAGAGGTCTTCAAGTGGAATCGTGGGCACTGCCACAGGGTATACAGCTTGTCCTTGCGCTGCATCCAGACTCTAGCCATCTCCCGATGCAGCTTGCTGTTAGTATCTCGCATGTTCAGGATAGAATAACAGAGGAACCACAGGTCATCACGACACCTCTGCCTTAGTTCCATGCGGACTGCTTCCAACTTCTGGGTAGCAATGGAGGTATCACCACTCAGTAGCTTATGTAAGAACCTCCTAACCTTACTATTCAGGTTACGATTCTTTAGTTGTGGATTTCCCGTCAACTACAAACTCCGCATCAGTGATGTTCTCTGAATCTTCCTGCTCTGCCAGTAGCTCAGCTAGTGGAAGTTCTAGGTGATCAGTCAATGAATCAGCAATAGCCTTAGTCTTATGTGGATCATTCAGCAACGCATGTGCATGTGCATGACCAACGATGCCCTTATGTTCGATCTCAGACTTGGTGTTGCTCTTGCCCTTGATGGTACGTCTAAGCTCAACAGTTGCTTTCAGCGCAGTAGATAGATCCTTGATGTCCTTTAGCTCTGCGCCATTCTCCATCTTCTCATCCATCGTTTGCTCGATCAGCAACTCTAGTTTCTCAGCCAGACGATCATGTGAGATATCAATGTCTGGACGATGCTTCTTCAGAGTCTTGGTTACTTTCCAGTATAACAAGGACTCTCGCTTGGCCCTAAGCTCGTCCCATCCCCAGATCGTCTTCCAATGATAGATGATATCCAGGGGGACGTTGACAGCGCGGGCAACTTCAGAAGGTCTCATTAGCTTTACAACGTAGAGCTTACGAGCCTCCTGAAGTTGAGCGTAGGAAGTAAGGTGGACCTTCCCGTTGGAGTTGAGATAGTCGAGGAGAGATTCGTATGTCCACTCCCCTCGCTCTAGATCAACTCTAACCTTCTGCTCCAGTTCCTTCTTCTTCGCCTTCCGACGCTTCCGGTCCCTCACTCGCCTCCTCCTCTTCTTCTCCGATGGGGGCAGTGGTTCCGGACCTCTCTTCCTCGGCCATGTTCTGCCTTGGCGCATACTCTAGTCCTCTACGTTCGGCGAAAGCCTTGGCTTCCTCCTCCTTACCAGCATCTTGCAATGCCTTTACTACGTCTTCTTCACGCATCTTTAGCTCCTTCATAGGATGACAGATTGATATAGTTCTTGTCAATGGCCTTGAGAGCTACCTCTGCTTTCGCGGCCAAGATGGGATCAGTAAACTCCCTAGCAAGCATCTTTGCAAGGTGCCAAGCAGGAAGTCCCCATTCATGATATGCAGTGTTCTTAGCATCTGCACAGACAAGAGTATTGTCCCACTCAGTATAGACAGTGCCCTTCCCATCCCACTTCATAGCCTTACCAATCCTGTTATTATCCAATGGATTGAGAGCAAATTGAGCCAAAGAAGAGACCAGATAGTAGGCTACCTCTCTCAATTTGTGGCTCAGAACATCATCATTCTCAAGACTCTTAGCTCCAACCATAATGCCATTGATCGCAATAGCATCTTCCCAAAGGATCAGTTCTACTGGACGGATATGAGTGTTTCCATCATTTGTGAACAGTCGCATTCCCATCAACTTAGTTACATCAGGAACTGGATTCACTTCGTAGAACTCTTTGACCAGACGTTCTGCCCATACCTTGAGACGAGCACGCAGCAAGTCCCCAACGAAGGAGACCCTAGCAATGCTCATGACTCCAGGGATGTATCGGCCACAAGCTCTCCCAGCTGTAGGCCAAGTGTACTTAGCAAGGGCATGTTGAGCCTTATGCTCACACTCAAACCTGGAGGCCATGGACCCAGTAAGCAGCACATGCTCTGAGATAGCAATCCCTGAGTAGTGCTGATCATCCTCGCCGGTCCAGTCCTCACCAATAGGATTACTCCATCCCAACCTGTAGGCTCGATCAGGGGAGACATTGGTGTTGTAGTGGACACGTTCATCCCAGCTTACATACTTAGGATGCTTCTTCGCTTGGAAGATTGCACCACTAGGCTCGAAGTAGTGGTTGATCCTCCTCACCTCCTGATGCACAGCAAGCGATTCCTTATAGAGCAAAGTCATAGACCTCTGCTCCAAAGCATCGAGGAACTTCCACATGCCGAAGCCAAACTGCTCTCCAGTTCCTCCTGCTCGACTGCGAAGAATGTAGCCTCTGTTCACGAGTGGGTCCATGTCCAAGTGAACATCAGGGTGCTTGCCCTTAGCAGGAGTACCATAAGGTCCCCATTCAGCAGCCCAATCATCCAGTGGACAGATCATAGCTGGGCCATCATGAGCAGCTAGGACAGTTTCAGTATCTTTGAATTGAACACCAACAGGAATCAAGGCACCCTGGTAGCGCACACCCCCTGCATCGTTCATCATGTTGGTATCGAGCAGATCTACCTCATGGACATTGTGGTATTCCTCTCGTCCATAGATCCTGGGCAGTGCGTTCAAAACCTGGAGGGTAAGCTGGAGAGGCATGTAGATGGATTGGGAGAGGTCCATCTTATAGGCATAGAATGTAAGCTCGATGTCCAGATGCTCACAACCATGCCCGAAGTGGGTCCACATCTTACCCACACCAAGAGGTGTCACACAGGTCCACTCCCAGATGCTGTAGTATTTGTTCCTACTTACCTGGAGAGAGAACTTGAACTCATAAGGCTTGCCATTGACGATCAGCTGCACTTGAGGCAAACCCATCTTCTCCATAGCTTCGGAGAAGAACGGACCCATCTTAGCCTCGATCTCGGACGGTTCGATGACTGACTCTACAGGTCCATCCGTGTAGCGAGGGATCTCCACCAATGCGCTCATGACCCCACCTTGAGGGTGAAAGGCCAGCTCGGGCAGGTTCATAGCCTCCCCATCTGTGGAGTAAGGATACCCATAATGTAACCACTGAACTCGACGCGAAGATGTTGGATTCAATCCATACAGTTTCATGACTGCTCCTTATAAAAAGGAGGAGTCCAAGTAGACGGAGGGACTACTCGGACTCCTCGGCCGCTGTAGAAGAGGAGATCGACTGCGGCACAGATTCCTCTGATGAACTTTGATCAAAGATGTCTTCTGAATCCTCGCGTGTCCAGGACCACTGCTGTTTCTTGAATCTCCAAGTATTGTCCTTGGACCCTGATTCATCGTATCTGATGTCCATCAGGTGGAAGGACCCCTGGG